TTGGCTGATTTGGTCTGTTAGAGCCTTGGTTGCACCAGAAGCTCCACCACCTGATGGGCGGAGTTGCATGGCCTTTTGAGCTTTCTTGCCACTTTGTCCACTACCACCCATAGGCGAAATCATATTTGGATTATACTGAGGCGCTGTAGGGCGTCTACCGCCACGATTCTCAACGGCCATTTGTATCCTCCTCAGGACTATAAGAATATTCTTCTGCTGATAACAGCATACCCTTGGCTAACCAAGGATTCATGTTTTCACTTACATCTGTCATAAGGTAGCGTGTGCCTTCATAGTCACTCCACTCACTTACTAATACCCAGCCAGTACATATCTGGCTTTCTGAATCTTCTAACTCTTCAGCAAGTACTCTCATAGCCTTATCAACGGCTTGGGTAAACTTACTCATTTGAGTTGCTCTTCTACTTGGTACGGTGGTGCTGTGTATACACTAATTCGTGCAGCCACTTCCATTGCAACGATGACATCGCTACCCGCGTAAAGCGCTCCAAGAGCGTAAGAGCCACCGCTTCCGATTGCGTAGAATCCTTCTTCACTTTTCATTACCGCCAAATCTTGGTCAACATCAAATAGCTCACCACCTACTGCGATGAGAAATTGGAATCTTAATCCATCTTTATTCTTATCGTGAGGCTCATCAAAGTTATAACCATTATCCGTAAGACACTTACGAAGAGAAGGCATAGCCTTGACTATCATGTAGCGATAGGTATCTTTCTTGTCTTTCGCTGAGAATACTGGTGGAATCCAAATGTTCTGGGCAATGTCGCAGGGTGATACTTCTCCTGCTCCTGCTATAAGTAGTGCGCCGCGTTCTGTAATCTTACGCATAAATGGATGTGAGTAAGATTTCCCACTATCATCTGTAATGCGACTGTCAGCAACAATGACAGACTTATCTTTATATTCAACTCCAATAATCGTTGTCATTGTCCCCTCCTAGATTATCTTCGGCGAATAGTTCTTACGCTTGCGTTAGCTTCTCCACCTGATGTTAATCCTGAGAGAAGACTCATAATATCTGGAGGTCCACCTGCTTCTGGCTCTATAGGAATAGCGCCTCCTACTGGAGCGCCAGCGGGAGCAGGGGACGGTTGCTCAACCATCGGGGCACCAGCAGGAGGAACCTGTTCGACAGGTGCGAAGATTTCTTCAATCGCATCCTCTATCGCTTGTCCTTTTTGGCGAGCTCTAATAACCTGTGCAATCTTAGAAACTATCTGACTTGCATCGCCGCCGCCTGCGGCAATCTGTGGGATTGCTTGGGTGTATGCTTGTAGTGAACCAAGAAGAGCTGCACGCATATCTTCAATTTCAATTTTCTCAACTTCTTGACTTACGTTAACAGTGAATGGTAGTTCACGCATTGCCATATCCTTGGAGATTAATTTACCACCAAGTGCTTGTAGCATGAATATCAAACCTTGAGCTGGATTCAAACCAGCAAGCATACCATAACGTACATCTGCTGAGTAGTCGTTCTTAATGTCCTTCTTAGGAGAGTATGTAATCTCGTAAGGAGCACCAGCATCTACACCACGAATTGTCTTCTCTTCTGGGAAGATAGTCTCATCTACCTGGAAGCAAAGCTGAATGACGTCACGGAGGGCGCTAGCAAAGATTGCTTGTGCAGATTTGACCTGGGTATCGAAGGCACCCATGAGAGCCTGGACGCCCTGACCCGTGACAACCGATGCATTAATGTTACCTGTGCGTCCCTCAGGATAACGAGCGCCTACACGCATTTCCTGATTAAGCAGNGTCTGNTCTGTNAATGCGCCTTGNGGCANGGTAAGTTCTACACGACGCACACCAGCTGGGTTAGATGTGCGGATAACCGCATCACCACCAAGCTGTAGCTCTTGCACATCTTGTGGAAGTACAATAGGAGCCTGTACGGATTTCTCTGCTGCCTCCATAGCAAGGAGTGCAAAGCGGTTGCGTAGCAACTGAATACCTAATATGTCATCGAACTGTCCACGCATCTCACCATCGATAGATGGTTTGCGGGCTACTACAATCATCATCTTACCAAGAGGATTCTTAGCTTGAGATAATAGAAGGTTGCTTTTATCTGGTAGATAGATTACTGATTGGTCTTTATCATAGTAACGAACCATCTCAATAAGAGAGTTTAAGTCTTGCTTGTATCCAAGTCCACCAAGGAGCGCACGCTCATACTCTGGGAATTGGGCGACAAGCTCGCCAAGGGTNAATGAGTAACGCTTAGCGTATGCTACGCATCTTCCGTATCTATCAAATTCTGGATAGGAGCCAATTGGATTCTCTAAACGGATACGAGGAAGCTTAGCTTCTTCATCTAACTCAATAACAAATGGCAGGAAGCCGTAGGTTAGATACCAGTCCGCTCCCGAGTACATCTGTACAGACATGTCCGAATGAGNAAAGTAATTGCTTGCAATGCGAGTACGCTTGTCAGCAAAACTGCGAGCCCTGTCAGAAGTCTGATTCGCCGCGGAACAGTTGATTGCAGGCAGAGGTGCCATAACTTCAGATAAGTCTCTCGCAACAATATCAATAAAATTTGCAACGACATTTGCATCTACTCCATTTGGAAAGAAGTCAGGATACACGCTAGCAATCTGACCTTTACGGACAGAAAGGACGTCTTGATTACGAGCATCCCTATCTGAGTTACGATAGCGTAGCGAATCAACTCGCGCAGCAATCTGTTCAATTGTAAGTGCCATTATATCCTATCGATTCTTTATTCCGTATGGTCCGCTAATTCCGCCACCTTTAAGTGGGAATGGCGCAGTCTTAATTCTTTTTATTTCTTTTGNTTTATCTTCAGCAATCCCTTTNCCNTTAGTCCAACCCATGCTNCTNCGTAANTCATCTACTATGCGTTNTGCTTCAGGAGTCATGCGGTTAACAGGGTTNACATTAGCAGTCNCNANCNGAGCNNAAGCCACCACTAGTTCTAGGTTCTGACATGTTAGTTCCTATCCGTATGTCTGTTGCCACTGCTCTGCAGCGACTTCATCTAGGTTAATTGAGAATCTTCTTTCCGTCTGAGCACGAGTAGCCCATCGGTTTTGCATCCATTTGCTGACTGTGAGTGTTGCTGCATCAATTCGCGGACGCGGATGACAGCAAACCAGAGAGCCATAACACAGTCTGTTGGGTTTCTAGTCTCAGGTTTCCAAGTAATCAATTGTTGCACAAGAGCCTTAAGCCCTTCGCTACCTTCGTTACTAGGGAGTTCTATTGAGTTGTTGTCTTGAAATCTTCCGTCTCTAAGGCTACCGAAAAGGCTTGCCATAGAAGCCACACCGAAAGAAGTATCCCACTTATTCTTACCAGTAAAGTGAGAGTTGAGTTGACACCCATACATCGAGAGCCAGTTACGCAGTTCATCATCAAGGGCGTAGGCTTTCTGGTGGGCATTGATTTCAATTCTTAGTTCCTGCGGTTTGTATCTTTGTACCCAATCTTCTATAAGGGCACGAATCTTTGCTGGGCTAGGCTCTGTCATATTGACAGCATCTAGAACATAAATCATACTATCACTGCGATTATAAGTAATGGCTACTGCAGCAGTATTGCCAGTCATAGCTGGGTCTAATCCTATAACTGTATAGGCAGACTCTAAGTTGCTGGGGTGTCCTGGGACTCCTGGTTTAAGGGGGCCACGCTTTCGCATACCATTAACGCATCCTGCAATTGCTGCGGGGGAGAAGATTGAATCTTCGGTGACATCCTCTTGCTGGTAGACCATCGCCCATATGGAAGGTGCCACTTCACTACGCCTAGTAAAAAGTGAAGGACCGTCCCACTTAGGGTAAAGTCCTTCGGCGTTAATAGAGTCTTCATCGCTTTCAGCCCTATCCGTCCATGGCCAAAGCGTTTTCCAGTTCTTGGGACTTTCATCAAACTCCAGTACGGCTGGTTGAGCGAAGTAGGTAAATGGAGATTTACCACCTGTCCATTGTTGACCGTCCCGAATCATTTTATATAAATCTACTGGAGCAACACGGGTCCCTACGATAAGTAGTTTCCCGTGCCGTCCTAAGCGTGTGATAACTTCTTTCTGAAGCCATTCAATTTGCTTCTCCCACTCGTGGGAATTTGAGTTCATCACAACATCGTCGAGGATAATCAAATCGGCTCGTGCGCCGTAGATTTGACTACCAAANCCAAGGGCTTGTACTGTAGGGTCTTTNTCGCCAGAGTCCCTACCAGTGCCAAGGTAAATCATATCAGCACTCCAGGTTTGGCTATCAGCCTTATATCCGCCCTGCGGACCGAAGGCTGTCTGAAGCTTTATCCAATTCGGGTGTGAGAGTCTTGTCTTAATCGCCGAGAGAAACTTGCGGGCCATGCCCTGAGTCTTAGAGACAATAATGATTCTAACA